AAAAACCCCGGCATGTCCGGGGTTTTTTTAGCGCTTGAAGCGGGCCATGAACTCGTCAGAGAGCGTGATGCCCGTCTTATCCCCCGACTGGAGCGGTCGGCAATCCTCGTAGTCGAAGGCGTCAGGGTTTTCGCGCTCTGCCGGATCTTCCGTCACCCCATCATTGTTGGGCTTTGCACCCTGCTCTTTGCTCATGGATTTTTCCTCTGAAACACAATGATAGCACCATCGAGCGCCTTGTGCATGGGCTTGCCAGCCGGCGCAGCTGTCGTTTTGCCCTTGGACTGCGCAATCAGCTTGGGCGGCTGGCCGCGGGGCACGTTGTTGTCGCGGAAAGACCAGGCATCGACCAGTGGCTTGATGGCATCAAAGGACTGCTCGTTCTTGGTATTGCCCAGTACCACGTCGACAGGGACATACCGGCCCTCATTGCCACCCCCAAGGAAACGCCCTACGGCGCGCTTGGCGGCCTCCTGACGGGGCAGATGCATGTAGTGGGCTGCCACGGAGTACCCGCTCGACTTGAAGCCGTGCACCAGCGATACAGCCTTGTCCGGCGTCTTCATGGTGGCGTCGTGCACGATGTTCAGGCCATTGGCCTTGGCCAAGTCCGTGATCTTATCGAACAGATCCCCGCTCTCGTCATGAACCTCGAAGGCATTCCACCCCTTGTACTCCGGCAGCATGTGCTTGATTTCATCGGCGTCCAGCACCACGGCCTTGCCTGGGTCATAAACCGTGTTCTTGAAGCTGCTTTTTCCACTGCCACCACGACCGCCCAGGATGGTGAACGAGGGAGGCGTCCCATCGGCTGGGCGGGCGGCGGCAATCTTTTCAGGGCTTAGGAACTTGTCAATGATGGTCTGGTGCAGCGCTAAACGCTCCGGGGTGTATTTGCCGTCCTTCTTGAATAACTCGATAGTCGGCTTCACTCCTTTGAGTTTGGCCTCCACATTGTCAATCTTGGCCTTGGTGTCTTCCGGGAATCCGGCCAGCACCGATGCGACCGATACGTCAGCCTGGTCATGCAGCTTGGCAAATGCCGCAGCGTCAAACTTATCGGGCGCCTGCTCGCCATCGGCAGGCCCATCCTGCTCATGGTGCGTAACCTGGCCCCACTTTACCTTGTGCTCAAATCCTGTTTCGTCCTTGACGTGCCCGCCATGCTTGCCAGCAGCTGTGACGTGGCCCTGGCCAGCCATCGAGCCCATTTGAAACTTCACATGCGTACCGACAGGGTGCACAGGGGGTGGCTGTCCGTTGCTGACCCAGCGCTTTGACTGCACCCCGTTTTTATCGGTAATGGTTTTCTGCTGGAGCTTGCTCTTGTCCATGGCCTTGAAAAAAAGCGCCTTTTCAAACGTAGGCATTTCATCCCCCGATGGGTCCGGTATCTGCCCACGGACAAAAACCTTTTTACCGTCCTCATCGTGAGCGATGGCGCCGTCTTCCCCGTGATCAATAATGTTGAAGCGCTTTTGCATCCGCTGACGGTGCCCCAGGAAACGGTCCCAGTGCACGTCATGATGCGTGCCGCCGTCATCCCGCACCTTCATGCCGTGCACGCCCTTGCACACGACGGCGCCGTACATCGGGCCATTTTCAGGGTGGCTGAAATAGACGCTATCGCCCGGCTGTACATCAGGCGGCTGCTCAACGGGCTTGGGTGGCGCCGTCTTTTTTGCCGGCTCAGGCTTCAGCACTTTCCGCATGGTCACTCTACCGTGTAAATGTTCAGGCCGAAGGATTTGCCGAAGTCTTCCTCTTCGTCATCCTGCTTGCCGAAGTCAAGAGCTTCCGTGGGCGCTGCGGCCTTTCCGCTTTCATCGCCTTCAGACCCGGCGGCGCCGGTGGCGATATCGGGCTGCTCCGGTGGCTGACGGCCACCCTGCTGCTGCGCGGCCGGCGCGTGGCCTGGCTGAGAAAAATTAGAGGCATCCGTGCCTGATGTCCCTTTTCCCGGTGCGCCGCTACCCTGCGGAGCCCCCTGCCCATCCTGGGCTGATTGGCCTCCGGCCACGTCCTGACCGCCATCCGGTGGCGGCGTTCCAAAGTCCTCTTTCTCGCCCGGCTCATCGCCCTGGTCCTGCGTGATGGTCTGCGTATACAGAGCGATCAACGATGGATTCAGCGGGGCATCCCCCACCGGGCCCGGCATGGCGTCAAATCCCTCCTGCGCGCGCGCCTCGTTCACGGTCAGGACCAGCTTGCGCATTTCCTGCCGGGCCTGCTGATCTTCCTCGTCAAGACCCGTGAAGCGGAACACGAACTTGTCACCGAAGGCCGACAGCACATAGTCGGTCAAAGTGTTTTCGTAGAAAGACAGCAGCGGGAGCAGACCCTTGTCCTTGCTGTCCTCGAGCTTGGCCTCGGTGTCGCTACCGGACAGAGATGAGGTATTGCCGCCCGAGAAGCTATCAAAATTGATTTCAGACGGCGACATGCCGTAAATGGCGCAGATGATCGAGGTGAGAAACGACATCCACTTGGCAAAGTACATTTCGTTGAACTGCTCGCCAAAGCTCTCGAAGGAGGCGGCGCTGTCCGCGTCCCTGCTGACCATGACAGGCAGCGTCCAGGCATTGTTTATGCCCTTGACCATGCTGTTCCAGTAGCGCTTGAAGGCATCAATGTCCGTGCTGGCGTATTCGCCGCGCAGGTGGAGCATCCCGCGAGGGATGGCGTTGCTGTCGAAGCCCTTGATGTTGTAGGTCATGGCGTTCAGGAAGCCAGTGACCACGCGAATCAGCACCTCCGTCTCGCTGTAGCCGTAGCCGCAGGCGCGCACGTCGGTACGCGGGTTGCGGACCTCATAAATCAGGTCATCAAAGGTATAGAGCGCGCGGATCTTCCCGTTCACGAACTGGAGACTGGTGATTTCGTCGCGGCCCTGGTAGCCGGCCTCCACACAGAGGCGAATGGTGCCCCCGTCGACGGCATATAGGCCGTCAATGCCCAGCTTCTTATCCCGCTTCATTTCGGTTTCGATGGCCATGGCATCGAAGGTCAGCGTGTCGCGGGTCAGCTTTGCCATGAAGGCACTGAAATTATCACGCTTCAGGCGCTTGCGTTCGCGCGCATTGAACTCCCACCCGCAGTTGGTCACGAACCGATTCAGGAGCTTGATGCTCTCCTGCTCCGTGTCCGTAACCTGGTGCTCTTTGTCGACGTGGCGGACAGTGAAGCCCGGCCCCTCGCCGGATTCCTGCACCCGGCAAAACCGGCTTATCTGGCGCTGGCGGGTCATGATGACGGCATTCAGCACCGGCGTCTGGTCGACCATGGCGCGCAGGCTTTCAAAATTCAGCAGCGATGGCCGCTCCCAGAAGTCGCCCTGCACCGATACCTGGTACTCGTCCAACTGCACGGACTGCATTCCGCGGGCATGGGTAGCCGCGTTGCGCGAGGGAAAAGGGATGATATTGCCGTAGTTCAGCGACTTATTGACCGCATCGTCCTCCATCCGCTGAGTGATGAAGTCGATGACGGGTGCCAGTTCATCCGGCGGCATGATCAGGTCGCGGATACCTTTCGGGGCAAACGACTTCTGCATGATGCCCAGCGCTTCCGTGCGCTCAGCCAGGGGCGCTGCCTGATTAAAGGCAGTTCCTTCAACAGAATCATTGGGGGTTTTGGACATAGATGCTCTCCTGCCGCCTACTGTAGTGTCACGTAGGCGGCAGTAGAATCAGGGTTATTCCAGATGAGATACCTCTATCGGTTTTATGGCGGCCATGGCCAGCCGGTAAATGTCGTTTCTCCACGCACCCTCGCGTACTTCCTTCCGCGGCGGGGTAGTGGAGCGCACAGAGCGGATCGCTGCCCGCAGGTCGCGGCCGCCGATCAGGCCGGCCAGTGACATTGCCTCCATGTCGCGGCCACTCAATGCTGAATGTCCTCTTCTTTCGTGGTCTTCAGGTACTTTTCCACGTTCAGCATGGTTTCGCGCATCGCCTGCATGGCCATGCTGATCTGGTTGCGGTCATTGTTGTTCAGGGCAGACAGGATGTGGTCGATGTACAGCATCATGGTCTGCAACAGGCCGTAAGGCTGGCCCAGGGCCTCGCCGTTGACTTCCTGAATCAGCGTATCCAGCAGGAACCGGCGCGCGAAGAGGGACTGCTTGCGCATGGCAGTGAAGCGGTCACCGATATCCTGCGCCTCGTTGCCGGGCTGCGTGATGGCGATGAAGTAGGCCTTCGTGCGCTCGTAGATGCTGGCCAACTGCTTATGGCAGGCCCGGCGGGTCACCAGCTCGGACGGATCCAGCACGGCGTCTTCATAGGTCATGGCCCTGGTCAGCTTTTCCTCGAGCACGTCCTGTTCATGCTTCGTGGTGGCCAGGGCCTCGGCAGCAGCACACAGCAGATCGCGGAGCTTCACGTTCACTGGCACGTTGTCCAGCCCGATGGAGGCCTGCACCAGCGCCACAATCAGGTTGTTGGCG